GCCGTATCATGGCCGTTGAGGAGATGCGGGATTGCCTCCGACAATTCACGTGGGTGTTTGCCGAAAGCGTACCACCGGTACTCTTTCATCGCCTTTCCTTTGGACATCTCGCACGTCGACAAGAACAATTTGGCCGACGGGTCGTATGTTGAGATGTTCCTAGGAGGGGGCTTCCCGGTTTCCTTCTTTTGGAATGCCTTGATCACGCTGCGACGGATCGTCGCAAACACACCAGCAATGCCAAGGGTCATTGCCTCCGCCGTCTGGACACGCTGAGTGAGCCGGGACTGTTGGGCGTCCACTTGCTCATCGGTGTGCATAGGCAGGGGCTTTGGAAAGACAGCCTTGGCAAACATCTTAATGAGGTCGTCGTAATCATCAGAGTCTGCGAGGGACCTGATGTTAGCGATTCGGTCGGTGAAACACACGGCCTCATTGCGCTCCGTGACGTATGGAGCGGCAGCCTGCTTCGGAACGATCGGGCCAATGAACTCATAAAGGTACGGGCGCCGCTCGGCAAGCCGGTCTGGTGCCGAGTCGAAGTGGGGTGCAGATACGTGGTGTTGGCCCCAGGGTATAACGGGTCCCTGGAGGTGATCTGGCATCAATGCGAACACATTCGCCGGTCCGGTGAGAGTGTAAACCCGGCTGTTGGGCGGGCGGCCTCCCAGTATGGTCGCGAGCGAGAACGCGCTCGGCTTACTGGTGTACGACTTGAGGATTCTGTCGTAGGCCAACTCTGTGTCGGAATGGCAAATGGAGGTGAACGAACCGTCGAGGGCCGTGGTGATATAGGAGATGACGTTATCCCCTGGTTCACCAGGCCCTGGAGCGGCGGGCTTTACAGGTCCATAGAACCGCATGGCCCACCAACGCTCCGGCGCCGTGCCCGTCGTCGTCTCCACCATGGTGGGGCGGAGTCGGCGGGGCTGCGTCGTAGCGTCAAGTCGCAGCATGGCGAGCCATGACAGCTCGTTAACTGGGACACTCAAGATGATCGCTCGGTTGTTGCCCAAGTAAATGCGCTTCTGCTCGCGGAGGTATCCGCGAACGTGCACGCACGAGAGGGCGTAACAGACGAAAACGATCCCAACATTCATTAAGGTGGCATAGCCAAATCGCTGGAGGGCGATGCAAGCTAGGAGCAGTGCGATGTTCGAGGCAAGGGTGGTCCGGATGCGGGTGCCGACATGCGTTGTCAGTTCGCGGGTCCGGTCCCAGAGTTCGTGTTCATACGAACTCGGTGAGCCTTGGAAAATCCACTTCGTACCACCCCAACGGAACTTGTAGTCACTTGATTGTCCGGCGACAGTGGTCGGGTACCAGACGTAAGACATTACAATATTCTCGTTGGCGTACAGGTCAGCGATTGTGGTCATCGTGCCCGTAAGTTGGTTTGAGTTTGTGAGATGGTCGCTCACGTCCACGTCAGTGATGACATGGTCCGCGGTGAGGACATCGGCATGGGTGATTGCATTGTACGCAATGTCCCGAATGTTATGGATCCATCTGGACCCTGCAGTTCCCTTTCGGAGCTGGGATCTGCTTTTCGAGACGTTGTATTCACGCTTCTTGATCGAAGCAATGAACTGCGAGATGAACTTGACTGCCGAGTTTCGTTGCGCTGCGTCGTCACTGTGTTCGTTGGACGAGGCGGCCCACCCGCGGGGCACGCGGATGGTGTTGAGCAACTCTCGGTATGAGCCAAAGTCATGCAATGGGCGTCCACGGAGGAAGCGGTTTTCGACGAATGTCCACATGTAAACTCGATGCGTCAGAGCAACTGCACCGAGAAGGGGCACAAGGGACAGGGACAAGGCTCGTACAAGCGTGTAGAGCCAAGATTCCCGGAAACACCGCTCCACGATCTTCTCCGGAAGCCAGTCGATGGCTTGGGTTGGAAGCATGCGAAAGGCATAGCACGCTCCGAGTTCGTAGAGGATCGTAGTGGACGCCGTGCCGATGGCATCGGTGAAGGAAGACCAAGATTGGAAGGTAAGGTCAACTTCAACAGCAAGATAGTGCGCCACGCGCTCCATCCTACCTGCACTCATCAAAATGAGTACTGTAGCAAAGGCGAACATGACAAGCCCAGCAAGGGCAGGCATGGTCGCTCCCGGACAAAGCTTCGTAGCAGTGCCAGGGACTG